TTCAGCTCGCGGCCGAGGTTGCACATACACGAGTGCACTGGGCTCGTAGACTCAGCTGTCGCACGGTCCGCGTCCCACGTCGTCGCCTGCAGCGCGCGTACGAAAGCGGCTGCCCTGGCGAGCTGCATAGCACGCTTGGCGGCGTCGCTGCGCTGGTGGATATGGACAGCTGCAGTCATGCATCCCTCAAACATCGTGTCCGAGTCGGCGGGATCGCCGAGAAGGGCGAAGGGCGGGGTGATGCTGCTCCCGTCTGCGAGGCACTCGGCTACGCGCAGACGTATCGAGTCTGGGATAGCGGCGAGTGGTGCGTACACTGTGGACGGCTCAGGGGTGGGGACCTGCAGAATGCGGTCATTCTGACCACTCCACGCATTATGCGTGGCTGCCTTCGCAGTGTACACCCACCTGCGGCCGTTCACAACAGACCGAACGGTGAGGTCGGGCTTGGGGATTTCGCCCCAGCTAGTAGTGCCGCCTGACGCCGTAGCGTCGAGTGCCTTCCCGGCCGTCTGAACGCCGCAGGCAGCGCAGAACGCGCGAAACGCTGCGAACTGTAGCGGGTGCTCAACCTCCTCGTGGGTGTTCTTGATGAGATCAAACGCCGTACGCTCGCGGGACGCCTGCGGGCGCGACGCAAGCGGTGCGAGAAGCTCCCCAACTCGTTTGTTTAGCTCACCGTACTCGGCGGGCTCCTCCGTGAGGTCACGGCAAAGCGTAAGAACGTCGAGACGCAACTTGGCCTCAGGGGTGGTGGCAATCCTGTTGCCATCGTTGTCACCCCTGTACTGCGCGTATTGGATGTGCAGGTCACTGGCGTCGGCCTGCTGCAGCATCTGTATGACCTCTCCCTTATCCATGCGCATGGCAGCCGAGTTCAAGTCTTGGCGTGCGAAGTACGCAAAGTTGTCGTGGTCAACGACGCGCTTAGAAACGACCAGGTACGACCGGCAGCGCTTGCCACCAGAAATGGTCTGGCCAGACATGAGGGCAAGAGCGACGAAACCGGACGGGATGTCCCAGATGCGGCTGACCGCCGCAGGGGACACCTTGGTGAGGGAGGTCATGTCCTCAGCCATAATCAGGCCGACAGCCGCCGCAGCCGTGGTCCGGCTGTCGATGCCCTTCTCCCTGGCTTTGGCGGTGTGCGAGTACTTGTCG